GCTCGCCGAGAAGGTAACTGAGGGCACGCACGTTGCAGGTAATGGTCCGTCTAAGGAGGGTCAATCCCAGTCCGGACGTACGGCGCCACCATCCGCAGCCGCTGCCATGTGGCCAACGCTCCCTTCCTCAACCAGGCAATAGGAAACCATAACTCATGGCTACCATCGGCAACGTCGCGCTGACGTACGCAGACTGGGCCAAGCGGCTTGATGACGGGTACAAGGTCGCCCGTATTATCGAGCTCCTTTCCCAGACGAACGAAATCCTCGAGGACATGATGGTCGTCGAGGGGAACCTCCCAACCGGGCACAAGACCACCGTCCGAACCGGCCTGCCCCAGGCCACTTGGCGCCTGCTCAATCAAGGTGTGCCGAATGCAAAAAGCACCACGGCTCAGATTGTGGATACGTGCGGTAATCTTGAGACGTATTCGGTTATTGACAAGGACATCGCTGATCTCAACGGCAACACCGCCGAGTTCAGACTCTCCGAAGTCAAGGCCTTCCTCGAAGGCATGTCCCAGCAGATCGCCGCGACAATGATCTACGGGAACCAGTTCGTGAACCCAGAGCGGTTCACCGGGCTGTCCCCTCGATACTCCACGAAGACCACCGCCAGTTCTCAAACCGCTAACAACGTCCTCGATGGCGGCGGCGCAGCCTCGACCAACACTTCGATCTGGCTCAAGGTCTGGGGCGACGACACTGCCCACGCAACCTTCCCTAAGGGCAAGATCACCGGCCTTCAGCACCGCGACATGGGTGAGTGGCCGGTAACCGATGCCTCGGGCAACACCTACCAAGCCTATCGCGATCACTTTAAGTGGGAGATCGGTTATGTCCTCCGCGACTGGCGTTATATCGTCCGGATCGCGAACATTGACATCACCCAACTCACCGGCGTGTCCGCGGCTAACCTCATCAACCTCTTGGTCCGGGCCATCTACAAACTCCCGACCCAGCCCGTCTCAGCCGGCACCATCCAGACCTCCGACACTCCTGAGGTCCGTGCGAACATGGGCCGCTCCGTCATCTACTGCAACCGTGTCATCCGAACCTACCTCGATCTTCAGGCGATGAACAAAACCAACGTCCTCCTCCGCATCGAGGAGTTCGATGGCAAACCCGTCACCACCTTCCGCGGCATCCCGGTGCGAACCTGTGACGCCATCCTCAACAACGAAGCAGCGCTCACTTAAGGGAGGCATGCACCATGATCCTCGACGCACTCCTCGCCTTCGACACCGGGTCTCTCATCACGGCGTCAGGCACTACCCAAGACTCCGCAAACATCATCGACCTTGGCAACCTTGGTTTGCCAACCACCTCCGCGACTATCCTTGGCGTAGGCCAAGCTCGCGATATCGGCATCGGTGACGATCCAGCCCTCAAGCTCCTGGTCCAAGTCATCACCGCTGCCTCCACCGGCACCTCGATGACCGTAACCCTCGAGGGCGCAATCGACACTGCCGCTGGCGTCCCATCCACCTTCTCCGTCTGGTGGGTCTCTCCAGCCTACACCACCGCCCAGCTTGTCGTTGGCGCCCGCTTGATGGATATGGACATGCCTCGTCCACCCGCTGGCGTGGCTGTCCCGCGCTTCCTCAAGTTGGTCTACACCACCGTCTCCACCTGCAACCCAACCATCGCAGCCTACATCGTCCTCGACCGCCATGATCAAATGTACCAATCCACCAAGAACGCGGTCCTCGGCGGCTACCCTGCTGGCATCACGGTGGCGAACTAACATGAAGAAACTCCTCCTTGCCCTTGTTGCTTCCCTCGCGTTTGCGGGGGCGGCCCAAGCTCAGGTCTCCTGCGTTGGCGTTGGTGGCGTTAACAACGTCCCCCAAGTCGGCGTCACCTGTACCCAGGAACCCTCCGTCGCAACCTATGCCGCCACTGGCGTAGGTATCATTCCTGCTGCTTCCGCAACCGACATCGCTTGCATCGCAGGCTCTGCTACCCGCGTGATCCGTGTCCAATCGGTTCGTGTCAGCGGTAGTGGCACAGCTATCTCCGTCCCTGTGCTGATCAAGAAGAACGCCTCCGCCGATACCGGTGGCACTCCTGGTACTGGTGTCGTCCTCCCTGTAGCCTACGCTTTGGACAGTACCAACCCAACCTCCACCGCAACCCTCGTCTCCTACACAGCCAACCCTACCATTCCTGACTCTGCCCCTGGCATTATCAGCAGTGCCAACCTTGGCTTGGTCGCAACCACCGTCGGTGCGGCGGTAACCCCCTACGTCCTGTTCGACTACGCCGAGCGGACTTTCTCCGAAGCCCCAACTCTACGAGGCGCAGCGCAGCAAATCTGCGTGAACCTCAACGCCACTTCACCCACCGCTCTTCTCAACGTAACATTCCGCTGGACGGAGGCACCACAATGAAAAAGCTCCTACTCCCCTCGGCTGTGATCCTGGCCCTTGGCCTGGCTTTAGCCTTTGCTCAGAACATCAACAAAGCAGTCCAACTCTCTCAGGACCCAACCGGTCTTATCGGCTACGATACCTCTAACAATATCTACCTCCCTAACCACCTCCTTACCACAACCCGAGGTGGCCCACCTCCGACGGTGGCAGCAGCCAATTGCGGTACGACCTCTCCATCTGTTGTCGGCACCGACTTCGCTGGGGTCATCACCGTCGGCACTTCCGCCACCACCTCCTGCGTGCTCACCTTCGGCACGCCCTTTGTCACCGCTCCGGTCTGTCTCCTGACCCCGAAGTCCGCAATCCTTGCGGCCCTCTCCTATGCCACTGCCACTACTACCCTAACCATCACCCAAACCTCGACCGCTAACAATACCATCGCCTATATGTGCGTTAGCTCGTCGTAGGAGACCCCGATGCGAAACCTTGGACTGGCGCTTTTCCTCGCTGCTCTCCTGGGCATAGCGCCAGCCCAGGCTCAAATCGTCACTACCGCCCCATTCCCGCAGGGAGGCCAACCCAATAACCTCGTTGCCTCGGCAACTGGCACCACTGGTTCCTTCACCGCAACCCTCACCGGCGTTGCAGGCAAGTGGACCTATCTCTGTGGCTTCGTCGTTACTTCCGCAGGCACCACCTCTGCTACCCTCGGCAACATTGCAATCACCGGCACCCTCGCTACCATGAACTATGAATACGCCTTTGTCTCCTCTGGCCAGGGCATTCTCGGCGTCGCCTTCCCGGGTTGCATCTCTTCCTCCGCAGTCAACACCTCCATCGTTGTAACCCTCCCTGCTGGGGGCGCTGGCACTGTCGCCGCGATAACCGCATGGGGGTATACAAATTGACCCGCCTATTCACCCACCTAACCGCTCTTCTTTTGATCTTCTCTGTATCCGCCTCGGCGCAACTCCTTCGCGGAGTCACCGACTCCCTCTCTGGCGGAGGCACCCCTGTTGGTCCAACCTGCGCAGGGGTAATTGACCTTTCCGTGGGCTGTGCGCTGCCCATGCTTGGAGGTGCGCCATGAACAAATGGCATCTACGCTTTCTCCGCTTGGCCTACCTTGGCCTTATCTCCATCCTGCCCATCTACGCCCTGGCTGACTACGGCGCAAGCTCTGGCTCCGGCCTTCTGATCCGAGCCTTCGACGCAACCCACGGAGGCTCCGCCCTTTGCGCTGCGGCCAACACTCAATGCCAGGCCGTAGGTTTGGTCAACTCTGCAGGAGCCGAAATCGGCGTCTCCGGTGCCCCAGTACGAGTCGACCCAACAGGCACCACTACCCAGCCTGTATCGCAAGCGACTGGAACTAATCTTCATGCAGTGATCGATACCGGCTCGACGACTGCTGTCACGCAGGCGACTGGTACCAACCTTCACGCAGTTATCGACACTGGTTCCACCACCGCAGCCACCCAGGCCACCGCCTCGAACCTCAATGCCCAGGTCGTCGGCCCTGGCGCCACGGGTGCTGCGCTTGTTGGCAATCCTGTTCGCGTTGCTTTGAGCGATGGAACCAACACGCAGAATTGGCTTACCGCTCTTGCCCTCAATCCAACCACTGGTGTCAACGGCAACAACACTGGTGCGGTAGTTAATTATCTCTATAACGGAACTGCTTACGTGGCGGCGCCAGGTACGTTGAATGGCGCCTATGGAATCATCCGCGATGCCGCTGGCAACGCCCGAGGGGCCAACGTCAACGCCAGCAACCAGCTTTCCACTAGCGTAGACGCTAGTGTTCTACCAACTGGCGCGGCTACGTCCGCCAACCAAACCACCGAGCTTGCCTCCCTTTCTACGATCGCCACGAACACCGGCGCGGCCGTTCCTGCTGGCACCGCCCATATCGGCACAGTCGGAACTGCTCCTTATGCAGACGGCGCTGTGCCGATCACGGCGACCGCAACCGGCACCACGGCAGCCACCACTGCCACGCTCGCGGCTTCCGGTAGCGGTCTCAAGACCTATATCTGCGGATTCTCGATCCGCGCCAACGCAACGGCGGCGGTGACTAACAACGCCACGCTGACTGGCGTCGTTACCGCGACCATGAACTTCACCCAATGGACCGCGCCGAATGCGAGCGGTCTGGGCGTGACTGAAATGATCTTCTCGCCCTGCATCCCATCTAGCGCAACAAACACAGCAATCAACGTGGTATCTGGAGCACCAGGTACTGGTGGCGTTGTGTCCGTCTCGGCTTGGGGATATCAGCTCTAATGTGGCACCGCTTTACAGTCTGGGCACTTCTGCTCGCCGGAATTGTCTGCCTGACGCAGGTGCCGACCCGCGCTTATTGGCAGACTCGCGACTCGGCTTACAATAACCCACCTAGCAGCGGTGCTGGTGGATCCTGTTCGCAATCAACTGCATACTTCGCAGCCGCTACCACTCTCACCGGAGGCGAAAAGACCGCCCTCGATACGCTGATCTGCGGTCGAGTAACCAGCGGCGTCTTTGCCAAGCTTGATGTCTGGAACTTCCTGGCACTGACGAATAAGGCTGATGCCTTAATCAACATGGCACAGCCAGGTACATTCAACACCACTGAAATTAGCACTCCGACATTTACGGCCAATCGTGGATATACGGGAGTCGATGCCAGCACCACCATCGCGCTCGACACTAACTTCAACCCTTCGACGGCTGGAGGCCACTACACGCAGAACTCCGCCCACCTGGCGTTTTGGAGCAACACCAGCAACAGCCCGGCTCCCAGTAACGAAGTCGATATGGGATTGATCGATGTCGCAACGCCGGTTGCGAGTTACATATCTGCGGGCCTCTCGGCGGCGTCAGCTGGAAATTCGTCATACACGGCGAACGCCAACGCCTTTGCCAGTGGTGCGACCCCATCAGGAAACAGCCTGGGACATTTCCTTGCCAACAGGACCAATCTTACGGCAGACCTTGGATACTGGAACGCGGCTGACCAGATGATCATGGGCAAAGGTTCCGCCGCTCCAACTAACGGCAACTTCTATGTTCTTGCTTACAATGTTCCCGGCACCGGGGTTGGAGGTGGCTCGGCTCGCCAGATCATGACCTTCTCCATTGGTGGCGGCCTGTCGGGCGCAGACATTACCGACCTGTGCCATGCAACCAACGTTGCTCTTACCGCGCTAGGTGGTGTCTCAGGTGGAATATGTTGACTAAACGCAACCTATTAGCTGGCGCGAGTTTCTTAGCCATTTGGCGGGCAATTCCTTCGCTCGCTTGGACCCATGGTAATGCTGGCTCCCCACCTCCCGCAGGATTCGGCGGCAACCCCAATGTCCAGATCACAGCCATCGACGTTAGCGGTGGCATCGAGCTGTCTCGCTCCTCGGGCCAACTGCCTGCGTTCTTCCAAGCATCAGCCATGAACATCACCGCGACTGCGGTTGGTGGCATTGTGCAGCCCTACGAAGACCTTGAATACACTTGGACTCTAACTCGCGCTGGTGGCTCTGTTGCCGCCGAGAACTTCACCAATCCATCGATCTATCCCTACTCCACCGGCGGTCCGACCGTCAACGCCAACACCGACCAAACCGGCCCCGAGGCTGCATTTGTCTGCCGCGTAGCTGACACATATACCGTTACCCTGACGATTCGGGGCGCTAACGGCGCAGGCTTCACCACAGCTACCGCAACGACGACTTTCACTGCCAGCACCTTCAATGCTTCCGGTGCAGAAGTGTGGGTTGATTCTGCTGCTGCTGGCGGAGGCAGTGGAACACTCCTGTCGCCATTCAATAATCTAGGCGATGCTTTCACTGTACTTAACGCAGCGGGCTTCACCAACTGCGCGATGCATTTGAAGCGTGGGTCGCTTTTTCTCAATGGCGCTGCTGGCATTGGCAATGGCAATACTACACCGGTCAACGGTTTTCGTGTCGATGCCTATGGTGTCGGGGCCGATCCCATCCGTGAGGACAACGTAAATACATACGCCCCCATTCAATTCAGCACTGGGTCTGCAGGATCTTCCGGCGGTGTATGGTTGCAGGACATCGTCATTTCAAATGTCGTGGCTAAATGCGGACCCGGTAACACTGCGCAGATTGCCTGTGGCTTGCTTGGTCAAAATGACGACCCATTGCTGGAGGTCAATGATTTTTACTTTGACAATGTGACGGTGATTTCAACTACAACAGCGGCTTTAACTTCACAGGATGTTTTTTGCCTAACACCAAATACCGCGTTTGGGGTTCCTCTTAAAGTGCGCGCAGGTTGTTGGAATGTGAAAGTCTCAAGTCCAATTACTGGCAGTCCTCCTAACCGTATGGGCATGGACATTGCCACTTGGGAACAATGGCTATTCATCGTGGGCGGATCAATCGTTGGCTGTGGTCAAGGCGGAGCTCAGGATCATCACATCTATCCTGTTATTCAAAACAATTTCCTAGTACGATGGATGGATTTCGGCACGAGTGTGTTAAATGGTACTGGTGATCCTACGCGGTCTTATTGCATAAATGGAGATTTCAACAATCACACCACCGCTTTCAGCAACTATTCCGGCGGGCCGACTGATAGTATAATTGGCGGTGTTCTGACTATTGGCCTGGCAGCTAACTCAAGCCCGCCGTTCCAGGTCGGGATGACACTGTTCAATCCAGCTATCATCAGTCAAGTAATTGGTACGATCACGTCTCTAGGAACAGGGACAGGCGGGGCTGGAACCTATAACATCAGCAATGGATCGATTTCGATACCATTGTTTACCTGCATTGGTGTGGTGTCGACGGCCTATGCCCAATATTGGTGCATGGACAGCAACTACTTCTTTGGCACGCAATATTCCTTGGACCTGGATGATGGTTTCAACTGTGCCCTTTCGTGTCAATGGAAGAATGTGGTTGCACAAAAGAATGCAATACCTAATCTTACTCTGGGGGCATATTTCGAAACTGCGGGATGTCTTACGGCAACATTCCGGGACAATCTTGCTTGGGGAATACAAGGTCAAGGGTTTTCAAACTTTGGTATTAGTGGTGCCGTCGCAGCTACCATGGCCGCCACTTGTCGCTACCAACTTTATAGGAACAAAATATACAACGCACAAAGTGCGGTGTTCAACATCGATGGCGGAACCACCCTGACCGCAACCAGGCCTCTCGTGTTTACGGACAATCAGATTGAAGACATAAGAACAGGGAGCACTTGTTCCATTGTTGAACTGCAGTCCGCGGCAACACAGCATGCCACCTCGATCATCGATCGTAACAACTATCTGTGCCCCAACGCCACCAATGGCGGGACGAACGCTTCGCAGTTCAACAAGGACAGCGGCTCGGTGCTGACCTTCACCGCTTGGCAAGCCCTCGGCTCCAACTTCGACCCCAACTCCACCGCCACCACCGCCGCGTTCCCTACCTGGATCGACCCAGCAAATGGACACTTCACATAAAGGAGATTTTAATGGCACGTTGGAAACTAACCGAACCACACTATCTCTATGGCCGCCCGCCAGACCTCGACGAGGTTGAATGGGAGTACAAGGAAACCGATCGGGTCAACGGCCGAGAGCGGCGGAAGCGGTTCAAAGTCCCCTTCTACTTTGAAGCTGAAACTCTCGTCTGCCTTGAGGGTAAGGGGCTGGCTTCGGACTCGATCTTCGAAGGCACCCCAACCCCAGCGATGGATCCGTTGGACGCCGAGGCTGAGGCTATCTCAGCCCAGCACGCTGCGTCTTGGAAGCACCCAATCGAATCCCTCCCCGGTCAGGGCTTCAGCGCCAGCCTTCTGGGCTCGCTGGAGAAGCAACTCGCGGAGCTCACTTCCAAGATGCCGGTGCCTGCCGTGACCGTCACCGAATCCGGTGTGAGCCGTGCGGAGTTCGAAGCCCTCCAAGCCCAACTCGCCGAACTCATGATGCAGAACGCAGAGCTTCAGGCGAAGAAGCCGGAAACGCGTAGGGTCTGATGGCAGATGAAACCTCCCAGGAAGTAACCCTCGAACGCATCGCCCGCGAGATGAAGATGATCCGCGAGATGATGGTGAAGGTGATCTTCTACATCAGCGAGGCGGAGAAGGAAGTCCCGGAGAAGATCCGGCGGTTTATGAACTACATGCATGACCTTCATGATATCAAGTACATGTACGAAGAACTCGGTCACACGGTCCCAGCCCACCAACTCCGTGAGATGGAACGCTGTGACGACCGCTTCCGCCAGCTGATGACGGAGCAAAATGCCGAAGGCGGGACGTTCAATAAAGTCCGCCGCGACATGGCATCCGACCCCGAGAACCGCTGGGATCACACACGACTGCTAACCAAACCAAAGGAGAATGGTGAATGCGACAAGGATCAGGACATAACTCAATGAGCGCTGGGAAGCGTGAGCCTCGAGCCCACGCAATCTCCCCTGCGGGTGTGAGTCAAATTGGCTCGGCCATGGGCAACCACGCAACCGATACCGGAAAGATCCTCCACGGCTCCTCGATCTCCATGGACGCCGGTCGAGGCTTTGAGGCCCCGAAGGACTCGGGGAAAACCATCCACCACGGCGGAAGCCAGAGGAGGCATACATGAGTGTTAACTGGGATGCGGTGCATAAGCTGCTTTCGATTTCGGATCTGGCTCATCAGTGGCCGAGGTTGAAGGCACTGACCGATGCTGCGCAGCGTGAGCTTGAAGGCCATGCAGAAGGCGCAGCGAAGGAGAACGCCGACGCTATGGCGAAGAAGGTTGAGGAAGATGCCAAAGTCGAGGCGGCAGCTGCGGCTAAGGCTAACGCCGAAGCTAACAAAGCCAAAGCTGAGGCCGATAGGCCTAGCCCCACCCCGTTCTTCCGGCGCACCGAGGAGGCATAAATGGCTCGGGATATCCTCTCTGAATACGGCCCTGATTCCCCCAGCAACCAACGCCCCACGGCGTCGTCGGGTGGGGTAACCCAGGCCAAGCCCCTCCCCTACTCTCCACCGAAGGGCCCGTCTGGGCAAATGAGCCAGAGCGTTGGGATCGGTGGATCCAACCACGGTTGCTGCGGATCACAAGGGAAACACTAATGCCCTCCCAACTCGACTTGGACCAAGGTGGAACCTCTCGTGAGTGGGTGAATACCTACCTTGGTTCAAGCGTGGGCTGGGTGCGAATTCCAGCGAGGAACTTGCTCACAATCACTGCCGCTGGAACTTACATTCTAGACCCTAGTACAAATCTAGTTCATGTAAACGTGGCAGGGGCAGTCACAATCACCCTGCCTCCAGCGACTGATCCAGGTGTTCCAGCAGGTGCCCTTCCTGGGGGTTACGCCAAGAACTCAATTGGCATCGTCGACATCGGTGGTAATGCCGCAACGCATCCAATTACCATCCAACCTACCTCGGGTGCTGAGACTATCATGAGTCTCTCTTCGATTCAAATCTCCTCAGCCTACGGTGGCTTTATTCTTTACCCCAGCAATGCCCTTAGGGGCTGGACGAATCAGTCATGAAAAAAATCCTCCTTTCCCTCGCGATCCTGATTGGGCTGTGTGGGGCTGCCTCGGCTCAGTGCAATGGGTTGTTTCCTCCTAGCACTGTCTGCGGCAACTCCACCGCAAGCCCTGCACCGCCTAAAGCTATTCCTAGCTCTGGTGGTCTTATCACTACCACCTGCATTTTAATACCCACAGTTTGCACTGCTATTTTTGGCTATGCCGACCCGGTTTGGTATGGGGCCGATCCAACTGGCGCAGCTGACTCAGCGAGTGCTTTCAATAGTGCCTTGTCTGATAGTAGTAATGTTATATTCTCTCATCCTGGTAAATACAAATTCCTTTCGGCCATCACCTATAATATCGCTACTGGTGTGCACTCTTTGTCGATCGCCTGTTCCGGTGCCGATAACACTATCCTGTTCTGGCCAACAGGGAATGGCATAACGGTCAACTATGTATTCCATGGTAACTCATTCCACATGCGCGATTGTACCGTGTCAACAGGAGCGGCTAATAGCGGTAACGGCGTAACGTTGACGCAGACCGACTGCTTAGCCGATTTTGCTCAATCTGACTTTTACCGGGTGACGTTTCGTGGTGACGATGCCTATGCAGCGATCACTGATTATTGGAGCAATGCGATCAACATCGTCGGTGTCTCGGGAATTAATTATGATGGACTGACACTGTACGGCGGCTTCGGTTCTGGTTCTGCACAGGGAAATGGTATTAACATCGCCGGCAACCCAGTCGACTGCGGCACCACTACTGGCTATTCGATCTATCACAACATTTCAAAGAACACACTCAACAACCTGAACAACGGCATCGTGTTGGGTGGTTACACACAGGGGTTAACTCTAACCCAGAGCAACTTACAGGGCTCTAACTTTGGCATCCTTGTACCTGGCTCGTCGCCAGGGAACCTATTAGAAATGTTGGTGAGCAATAATCAGTTTGCCACTGTCAAAGACTCGATCTTGATCGGGACATCTTACAACCTTTCGACCTTCACTGGCAACCTCATCGCTCCAGGTGCCAACTTCGCGGCAATTGACATCCAGGACACCAACCAAGCGTTCACTACAATTACTGGCAATGTAATTGTTTGTGACTCGCTAACGGCTACGCACGGTATCGCTTTGCAGGGGGACGGGACCAACATCATCAGTAACCAAATTCAGTTCTGCGGTATAGGGCTAGCGATGTTAGGCAGTGCCTTCAACACCCTCGTCCAAGGCAATTTCTTCGGAGGCAACACCACTGCGATTACAGATGTAGGATCCAACAACACCATAAAGGATAATGGGGGATACAATCCAGTAGGTAGTTCGATGCTTACAGTCGGCGCCTCGCCATTTACCTATACAGCTGGAGACTCACCGGAAACTGTTTATATATTCGGTGGTGCCGTTAGCGACGTATCTGTTAGTGGATTCTTTAACTGCACTGGTACACAGAATTGTACAATAAACCTAGACCCACACGCGAGCGTGGTAGTAAACTATACCATGCTACCAGACATAGTAAAGACGGTGCATTGACCCC